CCGAATACGTCGACCGTGAGCTTCGCGCCATGCTTCAGGCCTCCGGAATTGAGCCCCGCGAGCGGCAAAAAAGGCCCGCCCCAAGGGCGGCTCTTGCCGCTGAGTCCGCAACCGCTGAGACCGCACCTGCTGCTTCATGACGCCCGCCGGCGCGCTTGCCGACTTCCTCAAGCGCCTTGGGGCCAACAGCGGCGTCCCGATCAGCCTGTCTGCCGCGCAACTTCAGGCCTGGCCCCAAGCGTTCGTTGAGACGCTCAAGCAAGAGAGGCTGCTCAACGCGGCGGCGGCGTTCCTCACGGTAGTCTGTCCCGGCTGCGAAGAGCGCTGCGCGATGGAGGTCCAGGTGCGCACCACCCAGCGGGGCGAGGTGGAGCCCTTTGTGATTTGTGACAAGCGCAACGACATTGGTCGCGTACCTGTTGATGCCCGAGAGCTTGAGGCGTGGCAGGCCTCGGGCTATGCGCTTGCGCAATGGCTCGCGCAACGCCTTGACCTTCACCCCTCCTTCGGCAGCACCGACAGCGGCGGGCGCTGGGAGCTTGGCTTGTTCCGCGGCAGGCGCAACGGCCGCCACCTGCGACTCGAGGGCAAAGAAGGGCTGGGCGTTTTCCTTGGCGGCCACAACGTCCCCTTAGTCGAGCTGCTGCAGATCGGGCCGAATGGTCTGGAACTCGATCGGGCCCGGCTCATGCAATGCGCCGATGAGCCTCTTGCGGGTAGCGATGACCGTGAATCAACGCAAGTCCGCAACGCTCGCATCCTCCAGCGCATCGCCGAGTTGAAGAGTAAGGGCGTCCGAAACTTTATCAAGGTCGTTAAAGAGGAAGAAGAGCTCAGCGAGACGACGGTGAAAGACATCGTGCGCGCAGACAAAGTCCCCAAAGGCTCGATGGCGCAGATGGCCAGCGCGCTTTCGCAGATCGCCCCGACCAAGAAAAAAAACAAGCGCTGACAACGCCTTGGGCGCGTCGCCCGAGGCGATTTGCGAGACACCCCAGTGTCTCGGTTTTCCTCGACACATCCCCATCCAAGGAGGTGTCGAAATGCCGATCAAGTTCCTACGGCTTCCAAGTCTCACGGAGCGCTACGACGTATGCCGCTCTACTGTCTATAACTACATCGATCGTGGTCTGTGGGTTCGGCCGGTGGCGCTCGGGCCGCGCGTGGTGGCCTGGCCGGCCCACGAGATCGACGCGATCATCGAGGCGCGCATGCGCGGCGCCGACGATGAGCAGGTTCGCACGCTCGTCGCACAGCTGCATGCGGCACGGCGCTCGCAAACCCGCGCGCTTGCGCAGTAAGGGGGGTCGCCATGCCAAATTCCCTTGCCACGCTTGCGCGCGTTGCCGCACCCAAGCCCCCGCGGATCGTGGTCCATGGCCTTGCAGGCGTGGGCAAGACGAGCTTTGCGAGCCAGGCGCCCAAGCCCGTCTTCTTGTGCTGCGAGGACGGGCTCGGTGTGCTGGAGGTTACCCACTTTCCACTCTTGCGCAGCTTCGACGAAGTGCTTGAGGCGCTCGGCCAGCTCTACACCGACCCACACACGTTTCAGACCGTGGTGCTCGACTCGCTGGACTGGCTCGAGCCCCTGATCTGGGCCAGGACGTGCAAGGACAACGGCTGGGCCTCGATCGAGGATGCCGGCTACGGCCGCGGTTACCTGGCCGCACTTGCCCTTTGGCGCCAGTTGCTCGAGGGTCTCAACGCCTTGCGCGACGAGCGCCGCATGACGGTGCTGCTGCTCGGGCATACGCAGGTCAAACGCTTCGAGAGCCCCGAGTGCGACCCGTACGACCGCTTCGAGGTGAAGCTGCACGCGCGCGCCGCAGCGCTTGTGCAGGAGCACGCCGACGTCGTGGGCTTTGCCACCTACCGCGTGGCCACGACGCGCAGCGATGCGGGCTTCAACCGCAAGGTCGTCCGAGCTCTGGGCTCGGGCGAGCGCTTGCTGCATCTGGCCGAGCGCCCCGCCTACCTCGCCAAAAACCGCTACGCCCTCCCCGACACCCTCCCCCTGGACTGGGCCGCCTTTGCTACGGCAATGCCGGCCTCGATCCGCCCCTTCCTGGTTGCCTCCTCAGCCCTCTGACGCAAAGGAATATGACATGTCCCGCTTACACCAGACGTTTGACGCTTCGCAGATCGATCCTTCCGCGGCACTCGCCGTGATCCCGGCAGGCCGCTATGTTGGCCAGATCGTTGATTCGGAGATGCGCCCCACCCGCAACGGCCTTGGACAGTACCTCTACCTCGAGATGCAGATCCTTCAGGGTCCGTGCACCGGCCGCAAGCTCTTTGACCGGCTCAACCTCGTCAACAGCAACCGTGGCACGGTCGAGATCGCCCATCGGGTGCTCGCGGCCATCTGCCACGCCACGGGCAAGCTCCAGCTGAGCGACTCCGTGGAACTCCACGGGATCCCGATGCTGCTTGATGTCAAGGTGCGCCCGGCCAAGGATGGGTGGGGTGAAAGCAACAGCATCCAGTACCATCCCTGCAAGCCTGTGGCCCAGCCCGCGGCGGGCTTGGCTCAGCCGAAAAGCGCGCCTGCTGGAGCACCGATTGAGGCGCCCACGCCCATGGTGCCCACAGCACCCACAGTGCACACAGCACCCACAGTGCACACAGCACCCACAGTGCACACAGCACCCACAATGCCCACAGCACCCACAGCGCCCGTCACAAGCGGGCTGCCGTGGAAGCGCTCGTCCTGAGGGAGGCGCAGCCATGCACCTGCCAACGACTGACACCGCGCTGCCGCTTCCCGAAACGGCCGAGGCCTGCGAGGCCGCCATCGGCGTGCTACGCGATGAGATCCGAAGCATCCAGATCCGGCTCGCCACCACCGACATGCGCCGCCAGGCCGAGCGCGCCAAGCCCGACGCCGACGCATACCACCGGGCGAGCACCGCACTGCGCCTGAAGCTGCGCGCCCTCGATGGGCTGCGGCAGCACCTGCGTGGGCTCGAGCGCGCCCGCGGCGGCTCGGCCGCAGCGCGCCGGGCTGCCTTCAAGGACCTGCTGATCGAGGTGCTGCGGCACGACGTCGACGCAACCCTGTGGCACGAGGCGCTCGCGCGCGCCCGCGCCCTACACCACCGCTTGAACGGCACCGGGCAGGAGGTGGATCATGGATGAGCGGCTTGGACCCCGCCCGGCGCTCTGTGAGGCGATCTACAGCGCCTACGAGCGCGATGCCGAGCCCGGCTTTCGCGAGCACCTGGGGGCATCGATCATCGGCAAGCTCTGCGAGCGGGCGCTCTGGTATGACTTTCGCTGGATCAGCCCGATCCGGCACCCCGGCCGGGTGCTGCGGCTCTTTGAGAGCGGCCTGCGGGAAGAGTCACGCCTTGCGCGCAACCTGCGCCGCATCGGGGCGACGGTGCACGAGGTCGACCCCGAGACCGGGCGGCAGTTTCGCGTGAGCGCCGTCGGGGGCCACTTCGGGGGCTCGCTCGATGGGGTGGCCTGCGGGCTGATCGACGATCCCACACGGTGGCAGGCGCTCGAGTACAAGACCCACAGCGCCAGGAGCTTTGCCGAACTCCTTGCGCAAGGGGTGCAGCGCTCCAAGCCGCTGCACTTTGCGCAAATGCAGGTCTACATGGCACTCATGGGGCTTGAGGCCGCGCTTTACCTTGCCGTGTGCAAGAACGACGATGCGCTCTACGCCGAGCGCATCCGTGCCGTGCCCGCGATCGCCGAGGGCCTCCTTGCCAAGGCCGAGCGCATCATCCTGGCGGCAACCGCGCCGCCGCGCGTCAGCGACGATCCCGAGCACTGGGCCTGCCGCTACTGCGAACACGCTGGGGTGTGCCACGGCAAGGCCGCTGCGCGGGTGCACTGCCGCAGTTGCCTGCACGCAAGTCCGCGCGAGGGTGGCTGGCACTGCGCGCGGCACGACAGCGCGCTCGGGCCTGCGGAGCAGCGCGAGGGCTGCGCACAGCACCTTTACATCGCCTCGCTGGTGCCAGGCGAACAGGTCGATGCGAGTGCCTCGGTGCCGGTGCAGTGGGTGCGCTACCGCTTTGCCGACGGGAGCACCTGGCGCGACGGTGATGCGGACAAGCGCACGGAGGTGGCGGCATGAGCCTGAGCCTTCGACGCTACCAGTCCGAGGCGATCGAGAGCATCTACCGCTACTTCGGAGAGGCCGCAGGCAACCCCCTGATCGTGATTCCGACTGCGGGCGGCAAGTCGCTCGTGATGGCCGCCTTCATCAAGGGGGTGCTGAGCGCGCATCCCGAACAGCGGATCCTGATCCTCACGCACGTGCGCGAGCTGATTGCGCAAAACTTTGCCGAGCTCAAGACGCTCTGGCCGCAGGCCCCCGCAGGGGTCTACTCCGCAGGGCTCAGGCGGCGCGAGATCGATGCGCCGGTCCTCTTTGCCGGGATCCAGTCGGTGCACACGCGCTCGGCGCAGGTGGGCCACTGCGACCTTGTGCTGGTGGATGAGGCGCACCTCATCCCGCGCGAGGCCAACACGATGTACCGGAGATTTCTTGCAGCCCTTGCCGCCATCAACCCGCAGCTCAAAGTCATCGGACTCACCGCAACGCCCTACCGGCTCGACTCCGGGAAGCTGCACACGGGCGAGGGTGCGGTCTTCACCGACATCGCCTACGAGGTCTCGGTGCGCACCCTGATCGATGCAGGCTACCTCGCACCGCTCGTCTCAAAGCCCACCGAGACTGCAATCGATGTCTCGCGGGTGGCCATCCGCGGTGGGGAGTATGTGGCGGCCGCGCTCGAGGAAGCGGTCGACCGCCACGACCTCACCGAGGCGGCGGTGGCCGAGATCGTGCGCTGCGCCGGCGGCCGAAAGAGCTGGCTCGTGTTCTGCTCCGGGGTGCGGCACGCCGCGCATGTGTGCCAAGCCCTGCAAGCGCGCGGGATCGGCTGCGCCACGATCGTGGGCGACACGCCCAGTGCTGAGCGCGAAGCGCTGATTGCGCGCTTCAAAGCCGGCACGCTCCAATGCCTCACCAACGCCAACGTGCTCACCACCGGCTTCAACGCGCCCGCGGTGGATCTACTGGCCATGCTGCGGCCCACCCAGTCGACCGGGCTCTACGTTCAGATGCTCGGGCGCGGCTGCAGGCTTGCTCCGGGCAAAGACAATTGCCTGGTGCTGGACTTTGCCGGCAACATCGCGCGCCACGGTCCGATGGATGCGGTGGATCCGCGCAGCAAACCCGATGAACAGGAGGGGGCGGCTCCACTCAAGACCTGCCCTTCGTGCGAGCGGCGCCTGCCTGCAGCGGCAAGCGTTTGCGAGGCGTGTGGCTTTACCTTTGACCCGCCCGCGCCCAAGCTCAGCGCAGAGCCGAGCGCGCTCGACCCGGTGAGCGCGGGCACGCCGCAGTGGGTGCCGGTGAGCCACGTGAGCTACGGCCAGCACCACAAACCTGGCGGGCTGCCGTCGCTGCGCGTCAACTACCAGAGCGGGCTACGCCAACACAGCGAGTGGGTCTGCTTTGAGCACCCAGGTTATCCGCAACAACGGG